AATTACTAATAATTTAGGTAACATAAAATCTCCGCATAATATAATTTATATTATAACAAAAATTTAATATATTGTCAAGTGTTTTTATCCGATTAAAAATCCGTAGCCAACGCCACCGCCTACTTGTAATGATATTTCAGATTCTAATTTTTCCATTTCAGCTTGTGCTTCTGCTTTTAGTGCATCGCCATTAAGTGTTGAACCACCTTGCGGACCAGCAACAGTAGCAAACTTTGAACGTGCTTCACCTAGCATATATTTACAGGCTGCTAATGTATAATCTTTAATCCATTGCACAGCTAGATAGTCACTAAGTAATTCTGCATCAGGACGATAATTGTAAACATATAGCAGCAATTCTTCTTCAGCTCTTGGGCGTTGTAATAGTGTTAATTTTTTAGTTGTAGTATTCCATTTAAATTCAATAAATGAGCCAAACATACGCCCAACTAATTCTTGATGTTGTGCAAATAAATCGTATGTTGCTAACCCGCCCATTTTGCTACTAGACAATAGATACGTATTTGTGTAAGCTAAGTTGAACGGTTCGAACATACTGCCGCCGTCTCCGCCACCGGTCCTTGAGCCAATACTCCTGCGGAATAGTTTACGCACTTCGATTACTTCACTCGGTAGTACGTATTCGTTTTGATCTACTACTGTTGTTAAAAACATATATGATTCTTCAACACTATTATCACTGCGTTGTCTGAATTTTGTTAATGCTTTAGTTAATGCAGTTTGATAATGAATAGGATCTAATTCAACGTCTACCATTCCTCCGCCAAGGAAAGTATTAACATAATCAAATACTTCTTGTTTTTGTGTTGCTAAATCTGCCATATGAGTTTCTCCAATAGTATTTATCGTTGGCGATAAATATGTATATGCCAAGACTATCATTATATAAACCCGAACGCGGCAATGACTATTACTTTTTGGACAAGCAAATCCAAGAAATGTTTACCATTGGCGGCACTGATATTAACATACACAAATACTTAGGTACTGATACACCTAGTGAAGATGACCGTAGTGCTGTACAACCTGAGTACGATGCTGTTAAAGAAACAAATATACAAGATTTGTTATTCTTAGAAAATAGAGATAGAAAATACGATCCTGATGTTTATACAATGCGCGGCATTTATAATGTACAGGATATTGATTTTGACCTATCACAATTTGGGTTATTTTTAAGTAATGATACATTGTTTATGACTATACCGATTAATAGCAGTGTAAAGACATTAGGCAGAAAAATTATGAGCGGCGATGTAATTGAATTGCCGCATTTAAAAGACGAATATGCATTAAATGATTACGATGTTTCACTTAAACGGTTTTATGTTGTAGAGGATGTAAACCGAGCCGCAGAAGGATTTAGTCAAACATGGTATCCACATTTATATAGACTAAAACTAAAACAAATTTATGACGGACAAGAATATGCAGAAATACTTGATCTTCCTGTATCAGAAGACTCTGATACAACATTAAGAGATGTATTATCTACTTATGAAAAAGAAATGCAAATTAATAGTGCAGTAGTTGCACAAGCAGAAGCAGACGCTCCTAAAAGTGGTTTTGACACTAGTCATTATTATTCTATAGCAACTGACGATAACGGCAATATTGCACTACAAACAGCAGATGAAACTGACTTAGATGCAAGCAACATTAACATTAATGCAGATGAAATAGCAGACAGACCTGATAGAGCAGGATATTCGGGATACCTTGTTAACTATGGCGATGGCACTGCGCCAAATGGATCTCCGTTTGGCTTTGGTATACAATTTCCTAGAGATAATGCAGACGGAGATTATTTTTTGCGTACAGATTTTTTTCCAAATAGAATGTTTAAATTTGACGGCTTGCGTTGGATAAAGATAGAAGACAATTTAAGAATGGATCTAAGCAATACGCTAGAACGCAGAACTTACAAGTCCTCGTTTATCAACAATACTGCAACAAGTAATATAGACGGCGAACAAGTTGAAGAAAGACAAAGTCTATCAAAGGCACTTAGGCCAAAAAAACCAACGGCGGATAATTAATGTTACATTTTTACGACGGCCAAATAAGAAGATACACTACGCAAATGATGCGCATACTAAGTAACTTTCCAGTGAAAGATGGCAAAGGTGCAGTTAAAGACGTGCCAGTTACTTACGGGGATTTAACTAGACAGGTAGCAAGTATTATTAGAGAAAACAGTGAAAATAAACTTCCAACTGTACCTAGAATAGCTGTGTACTTAACTGGATTAGAACTTGATAAAGATCGTTTAGCCGATGCTACTTATACACGCAAAACAAATATAAGAGAACGTGCATATGATTCAGAAAACGAAGAATATCTTAACTATCAAGGCAAAAACTATACAGTTGAAAGATTAATACCAACTCCTTATATGATGCGATTAAATGCAGATATTTGGGCAAGTAATACTGATCAAAAACTACAACTACTAGAGCAAATACTAGTATTATTCAATCCTAGTTTAGAAATGCAAACTACTGATAACTTTATTGACTGGACTAGTATAACTGTTGTAAATTTAGAAAATGTAACATGGTCTAATCGAAGTATTCCTGTAGGTGTCGATAGTGAAATTGATATAGCAACACTTACGTTTAGTATTCCAATATATATTAGTCCGCCTACTAAAGTTAAAAAAATGGGCGTCATTACAAATGTTATTACTTCAATGTTTGACGAATCGAGAGGTGATATTGATACTGGTATAAGTGCTCCTCAAATAAATCAATACGACGACTTTGCTAAGCCTGGTACAGTAGAAACTGGATTTGGTCGCAAAGCAAATACTGACATTTCAAGTGAGGCAGCTAACGTAAACTTTAATACATTTGGAGCATACGTAGATGGTGATACTGTAAGATTAGTGTCAAATGGAGCCGTTGGAGTTAAAAACTGGAGAGAAATATTTATAGCACTTCCAGGAACATATGCTTCGGATGTATCTAGAGTATTCTTTAGAAGCATTGATAATGATAGTACAGCAACTGGCACATTTACCCTTAATCCTTTTGATGAAACTATAATTAACGTAAATTGGGATGATGATAGTTTCCCGTCAGACACTATTATTGCTAATAGAACTAGTATTGATTATATTATCGATCCGTTGAATTACAATCCTACATCTATTAAAACAGCCGGCTTGCGATTATTACTACTAGACGATTTAAGTAGCCCAGATGCAACAGAATATCCAGCAGCATGGAAAAATAGCGATAGCACAGGATTTTTTGCTAGTGCAAACGACATTATAGAATGGGACGGTAACAATTGGTCAATTGTATTTGATGCTAGTGAATCTACAGAAACAGTATATACTACAAATCTTAATACTAGTACACAATACAGATATAAAGATAATGAATGGTTAAAGTCAGTAGATGGTGATTATCCAGTTGGTACATGGAGGATTGACTTAACTGGCTAACTATATGTATGACAGATATGATTACATGTAGTGGAGCATTATTTTACACATTAGATACTAATAGATTTCTTTTTCTGCATAGAGCTAACGGCAAACGTAATAACATGTGGGGACTAGTCGGAGGCACTAACGAAGCTGCTGAAACTCCATTCGAAGGACTTAAACGAGAAATTGAAGAAGAAATAGGATTTTTACCAGACATCAAAAAAACACTTCCCTTAGAAAGTTTTTTAAGTGCAGATAATAAATTTTATTTCCATACTTATCTTTGTGTAGTACATTCCGAATTTATTCCTACTCTTAATAACGAACACGATGGTTATGCTTGGTGTAGTTTTACTAAGTGGCCAAAGCCGTTACATCATGGACTGCGTAATACTTTACAAAGTAAAGTTAATCTAAATAAACTAGAAACTGTATTTCAAACTATAAATCTTCTTGACAAATAACCTAAAAGAAAGTATAATAAAGTTATGAAAGTCTTAGTTCTTGGTGACATAATCATCGACAAATATATCTACGGTACTAGTTCACGTATTAGTCCCGAAGCGCCAGTTCCTGTTGTAACATATAAACGCGAAGTTCAAACAATTGGCGGTGCAGGACTTGTATATGAAAATCTTAAAAGTCTAGATGTTGATGTTACATTATTTGAAACTAATCAACCACATAGTGTTAAGACACGCATAATATGCGACGGACATTATATTACACGTATAGATGACGACAAAGATGCAGACGGTACTGCTGTGCTAAAAAATGTATTACGTAGTGATTTTTCACAATACGATTATGTAATATTAAGCGATTATAACAAAGGTGTACTAGACGATTCTCTAAGAATTATTGAACATATTAATAAGTTTGATTGTAAGATCATTGTAGACCCTAAAGAACATGCAAATCAATATAAAGGCGCATGGTTAGTAAAACCTAACAATAGTGAATTTACTAAGTTTGGGTTTTGTCAATGGCAAGGTAATATTATTACTACTAACGCTAGTGCTAATGTACTTGCTAGTATAGACGGTGTTGATTACAATCTTCCGGTTGCACAAGTAGAAGTGTCAGATGTTACCGGCGCAGGCGATTGTTTCTTAGCTGCATTCGTATACGGTTTAACTAAGAATTATGATTATACGCAATGTTTAGAACTTGCTATTAAAGGATCTAGACGTGCAGTACAGCATGTAGGTACACATATACTTACACACAGTGATATTGAAGAACGTGTAATCTTTACAAACGGTGTGTTTGATATTATGCACACAGGACATTTTAATTTATTAAAAGAAGCACGTAGCTTAGGCGACAAACTTGTAGTTGGACTTAATTCAGATGCGAGTGTAAAGCGTCTAAAGGGCGATGCCCGTCCAATAAACAATATAGAAAAACGTGTTGAACAGATATCTATATTACCTTGGGTAGACGAAGTTCACGTTTTTGAACAAGACACTCCTTATGAGTTAATTAAACATATACAGCCTAACTTAATTGTAAAAGGCGGAGATTATACTGTTGAAACTGTTGTAGGACATGATTTAACTGATGTGCATATTATACCTACAGTAGACGGATATTCAACAACACAAATTATAGAGAATAGCAAATGAGAATATTAATAACTGGATACAAAGGATTTATTGGAAGAAATCTAGCAATGCATTTACAGCGTCAAGGACATGATGTTGAAGGATGGGAATGGCAACCCGGTATCATTCCTAGCACAGAAGATTATGATTGGTGTATACATTTAGGTGCAATTAGTTCAACTACTTTTACTGATGTAAATCAAATACTAGAACAAAATTTTGAATTTAGCATTAGACTTGCACAGGTATGTGAAAACTTTGGTACTAATTTACAATATGCATCTAGCGCAAGTGTATATGGTCCAACTACACATTTTACTGAAGATGGTCCTTTATTGCCGCAGTCACCATATGCATGGTCAAAATATTTGTTTGATAGATATATTACACAATACAAAGACGAATTTGGTATCCTAGTGCAGGGCTTCCGTTACTTTAATGTGTACGGCGAAGGCGAAGAACACAAAGGTGATCAAGCAAGTCCGTATACTAAATTTGCATATCAAGCCAAAAACAACGGTGTAATTAAGTTATTTGAAGATAGTAATAACTATCTTAGAGATTTTGTATGTGTAGAAGACATATGCAAAGTACACGAACTAATGCTAAATGTAGATGCTACAGACATTTATAACGTAGGCACAGGACGTCCTGTAAGTTTTGAAACAGTAGCACAATCTATTGTCAACAAACATGGTGGCGCTATTGAATATATTCCAATGCCAGAAAATTTAAAATTGCAATACCAAAGTTATACATGTGCTAATATAGATAAATTAAATTCTGTAATAGATATGAATTGGACTAATATAGAGGATTATATTAATGGAAAGTGAGACTGAGACTACTCGATTAAATGGTGTTGTAGAAAAAGGATGGGGCTACGAATTAATTTGGGCAACTAACGACAAATATTGCGGAAAACTTATGGTTTTTCAAAAAGCAGGTGCGCGGTTTAGTATGCACTTTCATCGAGAAAAAGATGAAACTTGGTTTGTAAACAATGGTAGATTTTTAGTAAAATGGATTGATACTAAAACTGCTAAGTGGAATGAAAGAGAACTTAAAGCAGGTGATACATGGCATAATCCTCCATTACAACCGCATCAACTAATTGCTATTACAGCAGGAAGTAGTATTACAGAAGTAAGTACACCTGATAGTGTTGAGGACAATTATCGAGTTGCTCCGGGTGACAGTCAAAGAGAAAACAATGAGTCGATTCCAGAAGCCAGTCCAACAACAGAATAGTTATACCAAATATGTTGTTGGATTAGATCGCGACGGCGTAATCAATAAAGATCTTGGAACATATGTTACCAAACCTCAAGACTTTATTCCTATAGAAAAAAGTCTAGAAGCAATTGCACTAATACGATCTAAAGGTCATCAAATTGTAATTATTACAAATCAAGGCGGAATACAAAAAGGTGTACTTACAGAGACACAAGTAAATGAAGTTCACAAACACATGTTTGATCTTTTAGGAAAAGTAGGATGTCCAAGCATCGACGGATTGTATCATAGCTCTAGTAGTTTAAAACATGATTTTTTTGCTAAACCTAATATAGGAATGTTTGAACGTGCCCAAGATGAAATACCTAATGTTAATTTTTCTAAAGGCATATACATTGGCGACAAACTTTCTGACCTAAAAGCAGCAGATAAAATAGGCGCAAAGCCTATACTAGTGCGTACCGGACATGGATTAGAAACTGAAAAACTGCTTAATACTCGTTTTACTTATAATAAACTCAAAAAGAAAACTCGAATATTTGATAGTCTTTGGGACGTTGCACAAGCCCTTTAGGCTTGCGCTTCACCCCATTTAAGAATTAAGTTAGCTTCAACACTTGTGCCGCCCACTTTATACACATTAATAGCAAGTACGTCTGGACCATTTGGGAATGTTCCGCGTCCGCCTAGTGTAGTATTTGTAAGCTCTTTCAATTCACTAAAGTCAACTGTTGCACGTTCTCCTGGTGTTGCAATAAAGGAGAACACAGTTTCACCTGGTTGTGCATAGGGTGGTTGAACAAATGTAAATTCTACTGTACCGCTGCCTGCTGTTAGTGTTCCACTAAACGAATTGTTAAACTGTACTTCATAAAATTCGGTAGATCCGTGTTGTTTAGGAGTTATACTGTTAACCTGTGTGTTAGCAGGGAAAGATACGGTGCCACCGTTGCTCAGCTCTGTACCTTGCTTAACTCCTGCACTATCAATCTCTGTTTTACTAAGATATGCAAAGTTTCTACCTACAAGTGATTCATTAAACGTAAATGTCATAGTTGTACCTGATGAAACAGTTCCAGAAACACTTCGAGACAGTCTAACAAAAACGTATGAGCTGTTGTTATCATCTACAGAAGTAATAGTTGTACCGCTCCGTATCCTATTACCAGTAACTGTAGCACCAACTACAATAGGACCATTTGTTTGATATTGTGATTTGTCTAGATATAGATAATTGCCGCCTCTCCAAGTACTAAAATATGTACTTACAGTAAATGATGAACTACCAACTGCTGTTGCTGTTGCTGTAGTAGCAGCCTCTCCTGTTGACCATACAACAGAACCACCTGCTGCTACCTGTGCAAAGCTAGGCTGACCACCTTGAGCAACACCACTCAATGTTGTCCAACCAACATTATTTGGATTGATTGGATAGTTTTGTGGGTTAAGTACACCTTCAACAACAATACCGCCAGTTATTGGTGCATTACCATTTCCAGTGTCTACACCGTCTGATGTAACTTCAAGACCTTGTAGCAACAATTGTGCTCTGTTTAGCAGTTCTCTTTCACCTAAGTCTCCAATAATCGCGTTTGAAACACTAGGTGCTAGTCTAATCATAAACGCTGTTTGTTTAGTTGTACTAACTTCAATTCCTGGTTCTGCATACGAGAAGATATATCCTCTATCTTCATCAAATCCGCCGTCTGTTAAGAACGCTGAACCCCAGTGGCTAATTAAAGGAGTAATTGTATTACTAATTAATATTACACCAGTTCTTGCCTCATGCGGAACAGCTCCGCCTGCGCTATAAGTACGTTCAGCACCTGCTTGGAAGTTAGTTAATGTTGTTCCTCTTGTTAAACCAGTTAGATGATTTGAAGAGCGTCCACTAAACGTAATAATTTCATTATCAATATAAACGGTGCCATAGTCTGGGAAGAAACTTCCGTCTACTAGTTCTAAAGTAGTTGCACTTGCATCCAATGCTGCTGCTAGTTTGCCCGGAGGTCCTTCGTTAGTAACTTCATAACGCACAGGCAAGTTACCTGAACGCATAAACGCTTCTGTGTTTATGTTTGAGTTACGCATTCTGTGACAGAATATAAAGTTACCATCTTGTCCACGTAGCATAAAGTCAATAAATCCAGCACCATACCAACTGTATTGAATACCAATCATTTGCATTTTAGCAATATCAATGTCGTATCCACTAGGACCATTGCCATCTAATGTGTCTAGATTAAAGTCAGCTGACTTAACTTTCTTATCAATAACTAGATTCATTTTTGCGCCAGTTGCAGGAGTTACACCTCTAAAGTCAGGCGTAACAGTACAAGATGTTTGGCTAGTAACATTTGTTACCACGTGTGTCATACCTTTGATAATAACTCTATCACCTGCTGTTAACTGATCGCGGAATCTTGTGTTTGTTCCTGTTACTAGATTCCCGTCAACTTCAATTGCAATAGTTCCAGCTACCTGCTGAGTACCAGTACGTTGATTAACACTAACGTTAGTACCGTCGAATTCCCAGAAGATACCGTTTTGATCGTCAAAGATGCCTGAACGTACAGTTGCGCCGTGCCATGCAACAACACTCATTTGTGCGCCAAAGCCGATGTTGGCTTCTTGTTTAAATGCTCCAATAGTATCTTCAACTGCGGCTGTATTTCTTCTTTTCTTAAGTTCTGCAATAGTATCTGCAATTCTTGTAGATAATGATGTAGCTTGTGCAACACCGTCTAAATAATTTACAAGATCGTTAGTATCATCTACAGTGAAACTTCCTGAGTTGTTAATATCTCCCCACGCATACCCATCTGGTGCAATCTCGTTAATAAAGAAATTGTGTATGTCATTAGTATTAGTTCCGCTTGCTGCTTCATCAAATGCAACAACTAACGGTGACGTATTAGTCGGTGAGTTTAAAACAACTTCTGTAGTATCACCTAATCTGCGTTTTGATCTAACTGTAAATGAACGTTCATTTAATACTTCTTCAACTGTGTAATCAAATCCCGGAGGTACTTGAGGATTAACTCCTGAATTATATCCTGGTGTTTCTACACCTAGCAATCTAATTACGCCGCCAGCTTGTACGCCGTGATCGTTATCGTCTGTTGTAATAGTAATTAACGAATTAACTTCTGTCCCAGCTGCTGTTATAGTTGAAAGGTCGTAGCTTGGTGCAAATAGCGCACCAGTTGTATACATAATACCCTTACCTGATTGGTAACGAATATATTTTTTACTTTGACGTATTGCTTGTGCGCCATGCTGTGGACCGCCTGTTCCTAACTGCACACCACCATCAAATGGTCTATGAACAAAGAAGCTGTCTGGTCTTGCATATATTACGCCGTTGATCGGATCAGTAGCATCTGTTGTAATTGTTCCTGCTGCTCTAGCAGTATATCTTAGTTTATCTATTGCCGGAATATTAGTAACAAGGAATGCTCCGTCTGCAAGATCATGATTGTTTGTTCCGTCATCTGTCGATGTTGCTGTAATAAACGTATCACCAGGCACAAGTCCGTGTGCAGCAGGGAATGTAACTTCTAATGTTGCAATAGCACTAAACGTAATTGCTGTATTTGCAGCCATTTGACCTGTTGTTGCTTCTGTCATTGTAAATGTTGATATTAACGGAACTTGTGATCCTGGATTTGCTGGCTGTTGCGTTGTTGTAAATGTTGTTAATGCATTATTAGCTAAGGTATCAACACCTGTAACAGTGATAGTAATGTCATTGGTGCCATTTACACCGTCCATATCACTACCATTAAGTATTAATACATCGCCTATTTCATATTGTGATCCGCCGTCGCCGTCTATTTCTTGATAGCCGCCATTTATTCTCTGAACACTAAATTCTGCGCCTGAGCCCGGCCTGTTAACATT